AGCATATGGTCACAGAAAATTAAAGCTAAAGAATCAGAACAAAAACTTCTTATAGAAAGAAATTCTGTTCAACAAAAAGGTTATAAAGCGGCAAGAGAATATGAGAATGTAGGATTTCAATGGACAAGACGTATCATTGCATTGACTGCAATCTTTTCTATTGTTGTATTGCCTAAACTTATTCCTTTATTTGCACCAGAGGTACAGATAATAGTAGGTTACCTTGAATTTAAACCTGGATTCTTATTCTTTACAGAAGGTAAAGAGATAATGAAATGGGTACCAATGGCAGCACCTGGAGTTGTAATTACACCACTTGATACTAATTTAGTGGCGGCAATTATTGGTCTATACTTTGGTGGAAGTTTGGTGAAAAAATAATGATTTGGATTCTTACTGTTATGATGTGGTTTGGAGGAGAAGAAACTAGAAACACTCACCTTCAAGATATGCACTTTATTTCTAAAGATGCTTGTCAACAATACTTATTTGATAATAAGGTAGTATTAGTAGATAGTTTATTAGAAAAGTTTAGAAACATAGAAGATATGAATATGAAATCATTTGAATATTTTTGTGAAGGCAAACCTGTACAGACGGATGAGGTATGAAAATAAATGAAAACACCCCTATCTCAATGCCAGCTCGTAATCTTATCAGCATTATTGGCGCTTGCCTTGTGGGTGCTTGGTTCGGGTTTGGCGTCATTGAGCGACTTAATAATATAGAAACTAAACTACAGCTTATGGAGAAAGACCTAGAAGCTGCTAATACTTTTATTGATGGTGTTCCAAAAGGAGACATGGTCAGTCCACAAGTCCAAGAGCTTTACATGTTAGTGGAATATCTTGCCGAGAGTACTGAAAAACTTAAGGAACAAATGGAAGGAGAGATACCACTGATACTAAAGAATGAAATGATTATACAATTTCATGAAGAAAGATTAATAGATTTAGAGGAACGAAAGAATGGGAATCATTGAGACAGTTATTATACTTAGTTTGTACGTCTATGACGGTGGTAATAAAACTATTGAAGGTTGGTATCACCAGGATAATTTAAGTACATGCCTTATGGCTAAGCGTACGGCGGAGAGGAACTCTGGTAATCAAGTTCAATACACATGCTCATTAGAACAATGTGAATTTTCAGTAGACCAAACTGGTGTCAAACATTGTGAAAGAATTATTAAATGAATTTAGCAGAAAAAGTTATAGGTGTAGCTCTTATAGGATTGATGGCTTTAATTAGTTGGAACTTAATATCTACAATTAATTTACAACAAGAAATTTTAAAAATGCAACATGAACAACAACACATGCATGAAAAACTTGATAAACAAATTACAAAAATTTTTAAAAGATTAAAGAAAAAAGCTAATAAATAATCTTAAACTCCAGTCCATTCCTTAACATCATTACTAGTAGCTATATACTTATCAGTTACCTCAATCGCTGAGCTTTCAGCAAACTGAGGATATATAAATGCAACTGCAGTATGGTCTCCCACATCTATCTCAACAGGAGAATAACCTGCACCTGTTTCTAAACTCCAAACATAACTCATAATCTTACTATCCAAATCATACAACTCACCTTTTATTTTATACCCATCATCTTTGGGTAAGAACACAATAGGAAACGCACCATTAGCATAATCTTTTATATCAAAAGATTGTTTAGTCTCGTGTGTTCCCATGAAAGTTGCGTCTTCAATAATAGAATGAAGTCTCTTTCCTTTTTTTAATGTACCGTATACAAATGTTTTCATAATTAATTTATAGAAGTTATATATTTTTGTATCCATTTTTCTACTTCATTAAACTTTAACTTAAGTTCTTTTACAAGTTGAATATAAAATTGTTTTTCTTCTTCACTCCTTTTAAATGTTTCATTCATAATGTCTGCTTTATCTTCTGGTAGAGCTGATACTTCTGATATCAACTCTCCTTTGTTATTTACTAGTACACTATAACTAGCAATAACTCCTTCCTTTACAATTTTCTTTTTCATCTAAGCAATTTCTTGTGTGATATCTACAAGCTCACACACTCCACCAGTACATGCAAGTTCTTGAGAACCTGTTGTATTGTCTTCGGATTCATATTCACTTAGTAAAGAAAAGTCTATAGTCTTAGGCATCTTCTTTTTCCATTCAAGATATTCTTCTCTTGTTATATCTTGATAAGGTGCTTGTTTATATACATGGTCAGTATAAGGAAGAAAACTAATTCCAGATACCTCATTAAAATGTTTGTATACCCAAGCTCCAACCTCCATCCATTCGTGTTCCTTAACACTAATAGTTACAGAAGGTTTATGCTCACACCATTCTCGCTGATACTGTAACCATAACTCTAACTGTTCAATAGCAGTCTTATCATTACGAGTTATCGAACCCTTTGGTGATTCAGTAGGAAAAGAAAACACCATAACTGAATCTGGTTTAGTTACATCAGGCTCATGTGGTACGCCTTTATCAATCATCAGTTGAGTTAGTGGGTCTTTCTTATCACATCTTACAGTACGAATGTAATAGGGATTATGTCTGGTGTGAATACCAGATGCACTATCAACTAACTGACTTACTGTACCACTAGGTTTTACACAAGTGATTGCAGTTGATTGTGGTATCTTAAGTTTCTTAGCAAACTCTTTGTTAGTATCAACCGCAGATTGTCTAAGTCCAGATAGAAAACCTTTCTTAGGATTGTTAGTTGCGGTTGAGTCCATGATACCAGTAAGAGATACACCGAGTAATCTTTCTTCTTCAGTGTTTGATTTCCATATTTTTCTTATGTATTTAAAATCTGTAAGAGTTGATTGGAATGTACCAAGTATCGTAGCTAACTTAACCTTTCTTGATAATTCTTTTTCACTATCAGTAGCACGAACTACAACCTCAGTTAAGTTACAAAACTGATAAGGTCTAAGAATAATTTCTGAACAAGGATTAGTACCGAAGTCATGTTCAATATCACGACGACCATTCAATGCAGATTTTTCTTTAGCGGCTTGTCGATTAAAGATACCTCTCTCACCAGACTTACTATCATACAATGACTTCCATTCTGTCATGAATAAAGCCATATCGGGAGTACGAGTATAACAAGCTGAGTTGTTAGCTAATGCTCTTTGTGGTTCAGTCATCCACCAAGAACCACTCTTAGCATTTCTCATTCTATCATCTTGTATGTTGCTTAAAGATATTAAAGCACTTCGTCTAACACCACCTACAACAACAACCTCTCCAACTTTACAGACTAAATCATGGCACTCAAGAGCGTCAAGCTTTCTACCTGCGGCGTTTTTAAATGTGGTAATTGCAAAGTCAAACAAATCTACAAGAGGTTGAGGCCCACTAGCACGACCACCAAAAGTTTTTAGTCTTGCACCTGCAGGTCTAATTCTTGTTACATCTATCTTAGGAACTTGTCCACCATATAACATAGCAATCAATTCTCTAAATGCTTTAGCCCAACCTTGTTTACTATCTTGTACTACAATAATAGTATCACTACTTTCAAACTCTTCTGCAATTGTAGGAAGCTCATCAACATAATCTCTTTCAACTGAGAAGCCTACACCTGTACCACACAAAAGAATATACATAACTTCATCAAAGCTTCTAACATCATTGATAGGAATATAACTACAATTATATCCTGCGGTATGGTCTCTATCTAATGCTTCACCTGCTGTCATAAGTGCTCTCATAGATGGCATGATGCCTAAACTTAATACTGCATCTTCAAGTTCGGTTCGTAAATCTTTAGGTAGATTATATTTATTATTTTCTTTTAAATGTTTTTGCATGAAGTCAAAGTATCGTGTGACTGTTTCACTCCAAGACTCTCTGCGTTTATGTTCTTCAACAAATCTAGCATACCTTGATGCATGTATAAATTGTTGGTATGTGGTTGGTAATTGATTGTTAGACATTATTTTTCTCCTTCCGCTAACTCACCAGCAATAGCACTATAACCAACCATATCAATGTAATCATCTGGGTTATGTGAGCCTGCTTTTGTTCTTGCAACCTTTAGTAAGGTCATCATTAATGCAACATCAAGACCAGTCATTGGTATATCAAGATAAGCCGACCACATCTTAGCTATATTATCGTGATTAATCTTTTTGTTTCCGTGTGTTTTCTCTCTATCAGTAGAGACAATACTCTTTGCTTTTTCTATTAGTTTTTTAGTGGAGACTTGGGTCATTGTCTGGGGTATCCTTTCCATCTTTTATTTTTTTAATTACTTCGTATTCCATTTCTCTTGCACCTATGTAGTATACAAGCTCTGGATTTTGTGTTACTAACCACCTTATACCATAAGCTAGTGTGTCTACATTAGGGTCGTCAGTATAGTTTATCATTTCTAAACCAACATCACCATCACCAGGTACGTTAGGAGTTAGTATAATATACGCATTGTCTTTTGTTATCTTCATTATTTCATCCAATCTAAAGGTATTTCTTTGTCGCACCATAAAAAGTTATTGGCTTCACACCAATTAATATAACTTGTCTTAGAACCTTTTCTTATTTTATTATTTGCATTCATAAAACAAAAACGAATGTCATAGTCTGACTGTTCTTGTATCCACAAATGTTTCTTTCTGTCTTCTAGTTTTAAAACACCTTTTAATTCTACAAAGATATCTGTCTTAGGAAAATATAAATCGGGAAGATATGTCCTATCAATAGCTGGTTGTACAAAATCAATAACATATTCTTCATACTTATATTTTATTTTTTTCTTTTGAAGACCAGTAACAATAGTCTTCTCAAACTTAGAGCGGTACTGGGCCATCTTCAACCATTCTTTCTCTTCTTAATTGTCGTTCACTTGGGCTTGCACTTTCATTCATTTCTTTGAATGTCCATTCTGGATTCTTTTTTAATCTTTTCATCACCCATCTAAATGACCAAGCACTTTGATACAATTGAAAGTTATGTATGTAATGTGTTTGCTTTGGCATCAACTCTAAAATATTATTGATAGTAACTTTCTCTTGTTCTTCTTCTGGAAGTAAAGACTTTAACCATTCAACTAATATGTGTTTAGCTTTGCGTCTTAACACTTTTATTTTTTTTCTATTCATTGTTAGTTATCTCCTCTACTTTTGGAGTGTTCGCTACCGTAGTCATGAACACATTAGAGTTGGCATATTTAAATACTCGAAGTCCACTACCCTCATTAGTATCACTATGACAATGAAACTTATGAGAGCAGTATACGCACCCCACAGGAAGTTTATAATTCCCTGTCTTGTCATGTGGAATTGGTTGATAACATTTTTCAGGTGGTTCTTCACTTTGTATTTTCTCCTTTAAGTTTTTAATTAATTCTTCTGCATTGGGTTTCATTAGTTCATCTGGTCTAAACAATGCAATCTCGCCTGATGATTTATCTACTGCAAACAAACCACCGTTACTAGTTGGTTCATTGTGTTCATATCCTGCAAGTTGAGCAACATATCCGAAGGGGTCATTCTCATATAGACTTCCAGTCTTGAATTTTTTAAATGACATTGGTGATGCTGACTTGACATCAACAACTTCACCATCTATCTTACAGTCCATATGACCAACTACATCTGCAACTTTTACTTTCTTTTGTTGTGCTGTAACTGTATGTCCAGATACTTCAACAAGAAATAGTAATAGATGTTCAAGCATATGACCATACAAAAATTTTAATTGAGTAGCAGGGTCGTGTTTCTCTTCTTTTCTTTCAATACGATTATCATACCATAGTTGACGAGCAGGTCTACCAATGATAGACATTCTCAATCCTTTGCCAGAACTCTTACGAGGCTCAAGCCAATCAAGTAAGGCTAGTTTAGTATTGTTTAAGAACTTATCTATCTGTTCTTCTTTTACATCAGGCTTAACTCCTGATGATATACCTGTTAGTACACTATTGATATCTTCAACTAAAGTATCTAATGTCTTAGTGTGTTTCTTGCCAGTTGTTTCCACTCTTATATTCTCCATTTAATGGGCATCGAATACCAAGTTCGACACCTGCGTTTACTATTGAATTAACTGCGAGTCTACCAAAGTCATCTGCTTGTTCTTCACGAACCTCATATTGAAATTCATCGTGAACATTAGCAACTGGTCTAGCCTCTAATTTATTTTGTCTTATATAATCATCAAGTAAGACTAGTGCTTTCTTCATTACGATAGCACCACCACCTTGTATTAAGGTGTTGACTGCGGAGTGTCTGTTTCTGATGATGAGTCTTCTTCCGTCGATTGCTCTGAGCCAACCCTTTCCAGTAGCTTTTCCCACTCTTTGTCTAAAGCTTGCAAGGGCTGGAGTACCTCTGAGAAATCTATCTTTAATCTTTTTCCCATCGCTTCTATTCCCGCCGACGATAGTTCCGAGTTTTTCGTCACCTGCCCCATAAATGAAGGCATAGATGAAAGTTTTTGCCTGGTCTCTTGTGCCAAGACCTGCAAGATTTTGATTTGTGCTGTGTATATCTCCATTAATGATAGCATCTATATATTCCTTATCGTTCATGTAGTGAGAAAGTATTCTTAATTCTAAACCACTTGCGTCTACTCCCACTAGTTTGTATCCGCTTGGTACTACCCATAGTCCTCTGCATTCTTTTCCGTAGGGAGAATACACTGCAGGAACTTGAGCCATGTTGGGCGACTGATGGCTCATTCTACCAGTAATAGCACCATTTGTTATTACTCTTCCGTGTACTCTCCCATCTTCTGATACTGCATCTACCCAAGAACTAACTTGAGCTATTCTTTTTTGCAGTAAGAGAAAATCTCTTATCAGTTCTGCTTCTGGTATATCTTTAATACCTTCAAGAACTTTTTCATCTACAATTATATGTCCCTTGTCTGTAAACTTTGTAGGTTTCCACCCAAAGTATTGTAGATATCTACCTATCTGTTGTCGACTACCAAGATTAAACTCTTTCATTTCAATCAAAGAGAACTCTCCAGTAGTATTTTCCCACCCCTGTCCCAGACTATTCTTCAGTCCAACCGTACTTAGTGTGCCATCTTTACGATAGCGAGGTTTAACTTGTCTAACAAAGGTAGGTAAAGGTACAAATCTTTCCTTTACTTTTATTTCTATTTCGTTTATCTTCTCTCTAAGCTGACCTAATAATAGGTGAGCATTACCTAAGTCAAAAAGAAAACCATTTCTTTCTTGTTGTGTAATTATCCTAGAGACATCATGCTCTAATCTAATTGCATCTTTTGAGAAGTCGGGGTATCTTCTTATCAAATAAGTAAGAACCTTTTCCGTTACTTCTACATCTCTGATACAGTAAGTTAGCATCTCATCAGAGTACGCAGAGAAATCTTTGAAGTCTAACTTGTCGAACCTTAAAGTTTCTCCCCACGATTTAAGAGAGTGTCCACCCTCTCGAACAGGATTAAATAACCGAGACAATATAAGTGTGTCAATTACTTTACCCTCTTGATGTAGGTCAATGGCTAACACTTTGTGTATAACTGGTGCGTCAAAACCAATTATGTTATGACCTACGAATTCATCGTAGCTACTGACTAAAGTTTTAAACTCATCAAACTTGTCATCAGTAAATGTAAATAACTGTTTGCTCTCGGTATCTTTACAGACGATAAGAAATATCTTATCTGGTAAAGTACCACCAGTTATCATTGGTGTTTCTATATCTAAAAACAATCTTCGTTTCATTGTTGTCGCCTCGTTTATAGTTCATCTAATTCATTACTCATTGGCTTCTCTGTTTCACTAAGCCTACCAGTATCCTTGTCATAGTATAAGTATGTAGCTGGGCCAGTCATACCTACAAATCTATTCTTAAGTACACGCACA